CAAAGGACTTTAACATCCCCGAAAACAGCAATGAGGGATGGCTGTCTTATGACGAAGCCGTCAACATGCAGACCGTCCCGATGGAGTTCTTGGAGCATTCCTATGCTGTCGGCGGGTGTGATTTGTCGGCTACTACGGATTTGACCTGTGCAACCTTACTGATCATGAAGCCGAACGATGAACGGTTTTATGTCCTGCAGAAGTATTTTATCCCGGAATCAAAGCTGAACCCGGAAGATATCAAACACCGGTCAGACCGCGAGGCTCCGTATCGTCTATGGGCAGAGCGAAGCTGGCTCAAGGTCTGCACAGGCGCGACAGTCGATTATAACGACGTGACGCAATGGTTTGTGGATATGGTCAAAGAACACGATATCCGGCCTTTGTGGGTGTGCTACGACGCCGCACTGTCCGGATATTGGGCCCCGCAGATGACAGAAATCGGCTTTGTGATGGAAAAGATAAGGCAGGGACCGTTTACATGGACCTACCCGATGAAACTGCTGAAAGGCGCTTTTGAGGAACACCGAATCATTTACCAGAATAATCCGATGCTCCGGTGGTGCCTATTGAATACAGCAGTCAAGTCCCTCAACAAAGAGGGCATCGAGAGCATCCAGCCGGTCAAATCGGCGAGTAACCGAAGAATAGACGGAATGGTGAGCCTGCTCAATGCCTGGACAGGCCTGCAGAACCATTCGGATGAAATAGTCCCGTATTTGAGGTGATGACAATGGGATTTTTAGCAAATTTTATAAACAGCCTGACGGGACGCACGGCGTACCTGGCCGGATACGGGACAAAGTCCGTAAGTGTTAATCTTGATCTGGAAAAAGACGCGACCTGCGTGGCAATTCTTGACACTAATGCGACACACATCTCCCGCGGGCAGATTGTGCATGTAATCAAAGACCAGGATGGCCGGATTAGGCAGATAAAGCGGACCAGTGACTATACAAAGCTGTTTGCCCGTCCTAATCGGATGATGACCGCGCAGGAATTTAAATATGCCATGGCATGGCAGGCGCAGGTCACTAACACAGCTTTTGCATGGGTGCGATGGGATAACCGCATGAAGCCGGTGGAGATATGGCCTCTTGTCTATCTCCAATTTGAAATCAGGGAACTGATCGGAAGAAGGGGCTATGCCGTGGCCATACGGACGCCTGAAGGCGCTCAAGTGGTCGTTGACATGGAGGATCTCGTGGTCCTGCGGAGGAAATACGACGGCTCCACCTACGCGGGCAGAGGAAATGACGCTCTGGACGGTTCGCTTGAGATGATGCAGAACATGTATGCATCCCTGCAGAAAGCCATGGAAGTATCGAACAAGGTGCACGGCCTCTTCACACAGAAAAACGCCATGCTGGCCACGAAGAGCGCGGAGCAGGCACAGAAGGACTTCGCAAAGAGGGTTAAAGAGGCAGAGGGCTCCGGCGGTATCGTTGCTCTGGACGCGACAGAGGCATACACACCGCTGACGGTATCGACATGGGCGGCCAATGCGGCACAGATGAAGGAACTGGAAAAGCGACTCTATACTTTCTGGAGGACACCGGCAGAGGTCGTTGATAACACTGCAAATGAGCAGACCATGATGAATTACTTCGACGCCATTGTCGAACCGTTCTGGGAAGAGATGGGCGAAGCCTTTACCAGGGCGCTTTTCACAAGACGTGAGCAGGACTTCGGCAATGCCATCATGGTCACATCATCGGCGGCAACGGGTGCATCTTGGGGCACGAAGCTGAACATTATCAACAGCACGAAGGAAATCGGCCTGCTGACAAAGAACCAATATCTTGAGCTCCTGGGCTACCCGCCCGTGGATGATGGGGACGTGGCATATGTCTCCCTGAACTATATCAAATCCACCGACATGAGCAAGTATCAGGTCGGAGATGACAGCAAACCACCTGCAGACCCCGCACCCGATACAGATACAGATACAGGAGATAAAGACGATGGAAAAGAAAAAGATAGACAAGATTCTGGAGAAGATTGACTCCGGCAGAGAATACCGGCAGATGACGATCCGGGTGAAGTCCGAAGAGGAAGAGCAGGACAAGCCCAAAGAGGAAGAGCCGGACGACAAAGAAGAGGAGCCCGACAAAGACGATAAGGACGACGAAAAGAAGTCCTATACCGTCGAAGGATATGCTTCCACCTTCAATGAGCCGTATGAACTATACAGTTTTGACGGCTATACGGTCCGGGAGCAGATGGATCCTCACGCTTTCGATGAGACGGATATGTCTGACGTTATCATGCAGTATGACCATCAGGGCAGAGTCTTCGCCCGCAACAGCAACGGCACTCTGGCAGTATCAACCGATGACCATGGCCTGCACATGGAGGCGAATCTCGGCGGGACAGAGGCAGGCCGTCAGCTGTACGAGGAGATCAAGGGCGGCTATACCACAAAGATGTCCTTCGGCTTTGAGGTCGATGAAGACAAGCGGGAAATTACGGAAAACATCGAGACCAATACTGTTGATGTCCTGCGTACCATTACCAAGGTGCGCAAACTTTACGATGTTTCGGCGGTATCACTGCCCGCCAATGATGGAACAGCAATCAGCGCTCGCAGCTACTGTGACGGAGTGATCACAGAGCTTAAAGCGGAGAGACTTAAGAGCGTTGCGATACAGGAAGCCAGAGCGAAAGCACTGGCGGCCATTAACAAATATCACAAGGAGGTCATCACATGACTGACAATATGGAACGCCTCAAAGAAATCGAGGCAAGACGTGAGGAACTGACCGCAGAGGCCAATTCCACAGATGCTACTGAGACCCGCCTGGCGGAGATCACAACCGAGGCAGAAAGCCTTAACAGAGAAGAGATGGAGGTACGTGCAAAAATGGCACTTGAAGTAAAGAATACCGCTCCTGTGACTACTCCCGAAGTGGAGTCCAAAGCAGATGAATTCATGAGAACTGGCCGCATGGTCATGGAGACCAGACAGCTCCTGTCTACCGGACATATTGCAAAGCCCACCCAGGTCGGCGGGATCAATGGCATGGCTGCTTCCGCAGCTGATATCGTTGACGATGTACACGCTTTTGCCCTGAACGGAGTCGGCACATGGAGAGCTGCATATCAGGCAACCGGAGCGGCTGCAGCAGCTGTAACCGAAGGACAGGCTGTCGGTGGTACCGGCGCAACATTCAACTATGTTGATATCAATCCCGCAGAGTGGGGCATCCTCGACGAGATCAGCAAGCAGGTCAAAAAGCAGTCTCCTCTGGACTACCAGGGTGCAATCGAAGACTCCGCAGTTTCCGCACTGCGCGATTTCGCATCTGCAAAGATCATCGCGGCAATCTCCGCCTCCACTCTGGCGCAGAAGGTTTACAGCCGTACACTGAACCAGAACTATCTCAGAGACCTTGTTCTGGGCTTCCGTCCTATCAAGGGCAAAGGTGCCTGCAAGCTGTATCTTAACGCGACTGACCTGGCTACTCTGGGCGCTGTCCGCGGTACAAACGAAAAGCGTGCTCTGTATGAGATCACTTTCGCAGATGAAACCAACACTTCCGGAACGATCAAAGAAGGCGGCATGGCTGTTGCTTTCCGTATCCTTGACGGCCTGACCACAGGAACACAGTTCTACGGCCAGCCCGGCACGATCGACATGCCTATGTGGGGAAATTACGCAGTAGAGACCGACGAAGGCGGCGATTACTTCAAGCGCAACATGATCGGCATCAAGGGCACACAGACTGCAAACGCCGACCTTGTCGCTCTGCACGGCATGCAGATTGTTGCACAGGCGGCGGCTCCTTCTGGAACCTGAGCACATGAGTAAAGGAGGCCCGGCATGGTAAGTGCGGAATATTTGGAAAAAATCAAGTTCGCGGTTCGGACGGTGTCCACGGATGACAACGTCATAGCGGAGATTGAGGACATCATCGAGGAATGCCGGGTCGATATGATCAATAAGGGCGTCAGCGAGGATGTGGCCGGGGACGAGACAAATTATTCCGTCCTTGGTTGCGTCCGGTCCTTTGCCCGGTCCCGGTTCGGAATCGATGCGAACGATATACAGCTCAACATGCAGGATTATCGCCTGCAGGTGGACGAGCTGAGGAAGGCGGTAAGAAATGAGGATACCTGATACAGCGGTCCTTGTGTCTGCCGTCTATGCCTTGGATGAATACGGAGTCCGCAGACCGACAGAAACAGAAAAAACCGTATACGGATATTATAATTCTGTGACTGCAACAGAACTGTTTGAAGGCGGGAGGAATGGTTTAAATCCATCCTTCCGCTTTGTCATGACGGAACTGGATTACAGCGGGCAGGCCATATTAGTCCGGAACGGCGAGCGGTATGCAGTTTATCGGACATACAGGCCGAACAATGGCACCGTGGAACTGTACTGCGAGCGGAAAGGCGGGATGAATGGTAATACATAGTTCGAAAATGAATTTCGCCGAAGTAGTGCGAGACATGCTTCAAAAGCAATATTATCCCGAAGTTGTAGCAACGACT